CACAATGATTGAATAAATGACAATAGCTCCAATGAATACCCATTCAGCTTTCAGTTTCATCTTTCTTTTTGTATCTGGTGAAAATGCTTTCAATTACTGTCAATCCGAATCCACCTCCAGCAACAACAAGCAATCCTTCAAACATGTATTCTGGACATTGATAAGATGTGAATGTAGCTATCCAAGCAAATGAGATGCAGCACAAAAGAGAAAGCACAGCTGCCAATCTCTTTGAGCTTTGATTGCCATCAACAGCAAGAATACTCTTCATCCATTTCCTCATGACATGAGCTTCAATAACAACTGAACAAGAAGACCTCCAGCAATTCCCAAGACTGTGCTGATTCCACTGATCTTTGCCATGAGAAGCTTCTGCTTTTGTATGTATCTTTCATGCTGTGATACCTTTGATACAAGACCTTCAATGCTCATCTCATCATCACCAAGCAATGTCAATAGCACTTTGTCCAGTTTCTTGTTGATGCTCTGAATCTCTTTGTGGATGAGTTCTATCTCTTCAGCTTCTTTCATTCTTGGATAAGTGTATAGGTGAAATACTTCTTCCCTGTTTGAATGCAAGCTTGAATGAGCTCTTTGAAATCTTTTGAATTATTCAAGACCTGACATCCAGCACTCCACTTGTCTATATTCTGACTGATGGCTGATGGATTGGCTCTATGTATGTTAATGCCAAAGATTCCTGTGTCTTCCTTCCCTTGCTCCTCAGCTATTGCATCTCTGTCATCATCTCTGAAGACAGTCACCTTCTTGGCTTGAGTTAATGCTGTGTATTGACCTTTGTGAAGTCCTATTTGCCAAGTGTCGACATATTGTCCTTGTTTCAAAACAGCACATCCATTGACATTCATTGGATTCTTCAACCAATATGTGCCGGGATTAGTTGTGCCGGTGAAGACTTTCAATTCATCTCCATCAACAAGACAAATCAGATCATCAAATTTGTTTGGCTCATTGGCTTTGCTTCTTATTCCAATGATATGGAATGGCATCCATTGATATCCAAGCTCTGTGAATTTAGCTTTGAGTTCTTCTATTGTTGGTGTTTTCATTGGCTCTCTTGATTTGCTTGTCTAATTTAGTGAGATAGACCTTGAGCTTTTGCTCATAGTTTCTCCTTGTTTGCTGTTCCTTGTTCATGTATTTTTTATCCGTTGTAAAAGTCACGAATGCTCCACTTGATTCTGGAATCATATCTATCCTTGTATCCATCGCTAAACATTACAGAGCTCTGTCTGTTCACTTTCTTTAGTGGTGAGATATCAGGGAATGTGTTGCTTGTGTACTCAGGGAATAGACTGTTGTTATCACATAGATAGTCCACAAGTCTTTGTGTGTAGAATGTCGCATTGTCTCTCGCTTTATCAACTAATGAATCAAGCTCACCTTTAGTGACTGGAGTTGTATCTTCACTTTGTCTGCTCACTACATTTCCATTGTCCAACTTATATACAAGAGATGGATAAAGTTCGACCATTGTCCACCATGCAGTTGGCTTCACTATGTAGTTGTTCAGCAATGTTGCATAGTTACCGGCAAGTGTGTTGTTCTGAATGTCTGATTTGATTTTGTTCATCAAGTCAGTTCCTAACCACAATTGAATGTACTTGTCCTGTGCTAAGTAGATAGCTGGTCTGATTAAATTAGTGTCAACAGCTTCATTGAGCTGTGTGTACTTGGTCAAGTATTCTTTATTAATGAAGAGAATTTCTGATGGTATTGGCATGTCTTAAATTTTAGATGTTTACTCGCCCATGATTAGGCTGATCATATGTTGGTGTGTTGGCTGTGGCAAATCCCTTAGCTATGTCCTTCAATGGCATTCCAGCTCTTATTGCTTTTGCCACTGAGATTGGATCTGAATTCTCAAGACCTTTATCAGCCAAGAATTTTCCTTTCTCTCGCTTTCTGAAATAGACTTTCCTTTCAAAATGATGTTTACAATTAACCCCCCCATGATACAAGAACACGCTATAGGTAGAGCTACCTCGCTGTGCCATTTTTGGATTGAGCTCATCAGTATCTGCACTCATAGCAGTCAAATCTTCATATCTGTATACATACCCAGCTTTTGAAGCTGCTACCATTTGTCTGCAAAATTTGCGACTATTAGCACTTAGATTCTTTGAATAGCTGTATCTGATTTTGTAGAGTCCTGAGTCCATTTCGCTTGGCTTATTTGGATCAGCATAGCTTCTCACAGATGCCATGTCAACTGGCTCAGCTTCGATAAGCTCCCATTCTTCCTCATCAACTATCTCACCTTTGTCTTCCAAGTATGAGCACCACCAATTCTCATCCTCTTCTGAGAAGTGAGGAATTTCACAAGTTGATTCTAATTCAACTTTTTTTTTTAATTGCACTGGACCTTCGCCAAGCAAAGCTCTCACTTGTTCATGAGTCAATGCTGGAAATGTGATATGAATGAGCTGATGTGCTTGATCACTTGTGATTGCTCCTGATTTAACTTGGCCAGCAATGGCAATAATTGCAGCCATATCTGATGAAGCAATGACTCCTTTTGGAGCTTCTTCAATCTGTGCTGTCATGTTGTCTCCAAAGACATCATTGGGAACAATTGTAAATTCTGCAACAATTCCCATGCTCTTCATTAAGATTTCAACAGCATCACAAATCAATCTTTGATAAGGCTCAATAACTTGCTGCTTGAATATCTTGAATGCTTGCTTCAGTTCATCTGAATTGCTTCCTAATCCACCACTCTCTCTGATTCCAAAAAGAAGAGGAGAAGTGACTCTGTGAGATATCATGATATTGTTTCTTGACTCTTCAGAAAGCACTGTCCACTTTTTGTCCGCATCATCAAGAGGAATCAAATCAACTTTTGGAGCTCTGTCTTGTGACTCGTTGAATGTGAAGATTCTCTTGCCAGCCATCTGAGTTCCACTCATCTTCTCCCACTGATTCTTAATCATGATTTGCTCCTCTGGATCAGGCACTCCATTGTTGAAGTGTATCATGTATCCGGGAAACATTCCATTCTGAAGAAATGCATTGTAGAAATGACTGATTTGTCTTGTGCACTCAATATATTCAAGACCTGAGTAATAGTCAGGCTTTGGATAGTAAGCACTGCCTGGAGTCATCACTGACATGAACAGCACTTGTGATGGCTCTTCTTCATTCGTGCTCTTGTTAAACATTGGAATGTATACAGGAGTATTCTTCTTCTTTCTTGTATCAGACCAATCTTTTGAATAGTAGATACCAGATATCACATCTTCTTCATTTGCAACTGCAAGTCTGCAATTCTCAAATGGCAAGTGATTCACGCGAGCAATTGTTGTTCTGTCTACTGACCATACCACCTCCCAAAAGAAGCCACCATGTAGCTTCAAATCAAGAGCAGTTGCACTGCGTATGTCATCAAGCTTCAATCTTTCAAGCTCTCTTTTGGCAATTGGTAAGTCAGTGCTGAATTCCTTTCCAGCTATGGTGAAAGCAATGGACATGGTAAGTGATCCATGAACAGAGCTTGTATTGTACAAGTCAATTAGGTATTGTGGGAACAGATTGTTATCTCCATAGTTTACCCACCCTTTTGGAGTCTCTTTCTCAATGGCTTCCTGAACATAGTCTTTTGCCATGTTCACAATCATTGGAGCTGTATGTTGTATCTTATCCATTGTATGTGATGTCCGAATTTACGGATAGATTTGGATCAGTGAAATATGGTGTTGATAAATCTTGCACCATCAAATATCCCTTCTCAATCATGCCTACTACAGCAGCATTGGAAGGATCTAAATTTGTGCTTGAATTCTGTCCATAAACCTTGAAAGAATAGCGAGCTGGATATTCAATCAACAGTGAAGAATTCAATGGATCATTTGCATCTGTGCTGATGACAATTGAAGTGTATCTGTCATTACTAACTGCAACTTGTGGAATGCAATATAGCTTCTCAAGTGTCTGCTCATTGGTGAGCTCAAGCAGATAGTCAGTGTAAAAATTAGATAGCAAAAGCTCCCCTTCCTGAATTTGCAAGAAGAGGAGCTGTGCTTGTGTATTTGTCAGTAAGTACAGCATGTACTTCTGATCTTAGATATTTGAAGTAGAAACTGTGATTGTTGCGAAGTTGTCGAATGGAGCTTCTGTTGCTGGATCAAATGCATCAAGCATGTATGCTTTGTTCTTTTCTTCAGCAGTCAGTGTGATATTATATCCGTTCATGTCTCCTTTCGCAGTTCCAGTCTGTGTGGTGAATGCAGTCACTTCAGCAGAAGTGTGGTATCCAACCATCCAGATGTTGTCATTGCTGTCTTGTACAAACACAACAAGTCTTCCTTTTGCCATGTTCTGAAGTTCTAATGAACGAGCAGAAGATAAGCCATGAAGAGCAGCTACAACTGTCTGAGTATAGAAGATTGTTCCATTCTCAATGCTGATAGCAGCTTCTTCTGTGAAGCTTCCTGTGTTCTTTGGACAATCATATTTGTAGATTGTTCCTGTTGCAAGAGCAGTCACTATGTTAGTTGTTCCGTTTATTGTAGCACTATTCTCTCCGAATGTTGAGAATGCTCCAAGATAAACAGCTTTGATGCCACCAATTCCTTCTTTGCAATTGATGCTCATTCCATGTGTTAAAGTACAGCTCACTGGTATATGTTTTTTTAAGTGTGTATAAAAATGATGATGTTCAATGAGCAAGAGCACTGATGCCCTCACCCATTGAACAAAGGTTCATCAATTATGGCTTGTAACCAATTGCAGTTTCAAGTGGGAAAGCAGACTGAGTTCCAGCTCTGAATTTCATCACTAAACGTACATTGTCACTTCCGTCTGTATTTGACATATCAACAACTTTAGCCTCATTGAAATCTGAATTCAAATCAGTTCCAAAGTGCAAGTTCTCCTTCTTAGCGAAAAGAACAGTGTTGTCTTGAATGCCTGGACAAACATACATTTCATATCCGTCAATGGTCATTGGAACAGCAACAGCAGCATTGAATTGCTGTAAGTATCCCAAAGTGCCAAGAGCTTGGCGATAGAATTGTGCAGTCTTCTTGTTAACATAGCACTTCACACCAGCATCACCAACCAATACAGATGGTACTTGAGCTTCTACAAGTTGAATCTGTGCGATTACGTTCGCAGCAGTCAATGTTGGAAGAGATACATCAGGAGTGTTACCTTTAGCGTTATCAATAACAGTCAATAAACCATCAAATGCAGTATAAGCTGATCCGTTGAAATTACCTTGCCACAAGTTATATTCAATTGCTTCAGCAACTTTCGCAGCTAAGTGACCAATCATGAATTCAGCAAATGTTGCTGGAATTACATCATTAGCAAAACCTCTTCCTGTTTGAGCAGCTTCCCAATCTTTTGCGAATTGATTCTTGCAAACTTCAACATTCACTTTTAAATCAGTCACTTCAAGCACTCTTTCAATAAGAGATAATTCAGTGTCTGCATTGTTGAAGTCACAACCCCAAGCTTTAACCAAGCCTGTAGTTTCTAAAGTTTTAAGCACAGCTTTGTACTTAACGTTTTCGTGCACTGTCACATACTCATTTGCAAGAGTATCTCCTGAAAGTACAGCGGCAGCTATGTATGGTAATGCTAATTCACCAGCATAGCTTGAAGCATGGATGTCTAAATTTGATGCCATCTTTTTCTTTTTTTTGTTATTTATTTGTGTATTTGGCCACAATAGCACTTGCTCTGTGGTGAATTGATTTCATGTCTTTGATGTTGATTGGAGCAGAAGCTTCACTTTTAGCAGCTCTCTGATTTACAGAAGCAACAGCTGGAGCTTTTGACAATTCAACAATCTTTGAATTTGCTTCTGACAATTGAGCTTCAACAGCAGAAAGCTTTGTTGTGAATTCGTTGATCACGTTATTCAACAATGACTCAACTTGTTCTTTTGAATATGTCTCTTCAACAGATTGCTCTTCTTCTACAGGAGCTTCCTCATTTACAGGAGCTTCAGCAATAGATGCAATCTTGCCTTCAGAAACAACTATGATCTTGCCATTGTCAAGTGAATACTCACCATCAGCAAGTGGTAGTGGATTGCCATCAGCATCCATCACATAAATTTCTACACCTTCAGTCCATTCAGATGATGGAGAGAAGATGGCTGTACCATCAGCAAGAGCACCTTCAACAGCCATTTCAATCTTGGCTGTCTCTTCTGCTGCTGATAATTTCACTCCATGCTTCTCAAGCATTGGAGCAAATTTGTTGATCAGTTCTTGAATCATTTCTTTTTGTGTTATTATTAAGTGGAAAAATTGCTTAATTCGTTTCAAGTGTCTGTACAATTTGAGTCAGCATTCTCTCAAGTTCTTCCTCATCAGTTAGCTCTTGCTTCTCTTCTACAAAGAATCCCTCAATTGAGAATCCCTTGACTGCTCCTTGCTTTACAGCTTCCCATGTCGCATCATCATCAACCTTGACTCCAATCATCCAAGTGCCATCTGGTAAGTCGAATCCAAAGTTCATCCCTTTGTCCTCTCCCATCTTTATCCATGACTCCACAACAGTCAGATTTGCCACAGGCATCTCATGTTGAATTGTGTGATTGTGATGGAGATTCCTCTTCAAGAATTCTTGAGCTGTCTTCTCAATTGTCTCTTTGCTGTACTTGATGAAGTACTTCTCTCCATTCTTATCATAGCGAAGAATTGGCTGATCAGGGATAAGAGCTGGGCCGTATAGCATCCTCTTCTCTCCATCTTCCACTCTTGCAAGTAGTATGTTGTCTTTCTTTAATGCAACAAAGTCAACCTCAATAGCCGGCTGATCTACCAATGAAATGGCATAGACTCCGAATTCATCATTGTCTCCAAGTCCATACTCAATAACTTTTACATCACTCATGTTCAAAATTGTATTGTTCTTCAATCTGTTCAATTATAGCCTCCACTATCTCAATGACAATGGCATCCTCATTCGTGATGCTCATGTCTTCTATCCTTGTGAGACCTTCATAGACTCCCATCTTGATGGCTCTTCTTAATAGTGGAAAAGATTGCTTTTTCATTTTTACAAATGTGATTGGTCAATGATTTTCTGTCTTGCTTCAAGAGCATTTGCCACATTGCCAGCAAGCACATAAGTCTCCACTGTATTTGGCTGTCCTGTCTGTTGCATGAATGAGAAGTCAATTGGAGGAGCTTGCATTCCTCCACCTCCTGTGCCTCCTCCTGTATCCATTCCTCCTGTTCCTCCTTGAGTTCCTCCTGTTGTATTGTATTGTGTCTGTGCAATTTTTGCCACTTGTGCAAATCCTGTTGCTCCAGCTATGACAGCATTTGCAACCTTCATGTAGTATGGAATTGGAGAAGTATCAGCAAGAGCTCCTGTGATGGCTTTGTATGTATCAATCAAAGCAGATGCCATCTGAATTCCTTTCATGATTTGGAATTGCTTCTTTGCTCTCTTTTCATCTTTGATATCAAATGCACTGACAACATCACCCAATGCTTTGAGTCCATTGCCTGTGATGGTGATATAGTTCTCCATGTGATCCTTGCGAATCTTCTCAAGCTTCTTTGCGTTCTGTTCTGCAAGCCATTGCTCATAAGTGTTTCTATCTGTGATTGACTTGAGCACTATATCTGTTCTTTGCTTTTCTCCTCCTGTGACTGATGATGTTTTAATCTCCTCAATTTCATCAGCCGTCTTTTTCTCTCTTTCTCTTTCTTGATCTTTTAGATTCTTTCTTGCATTGGCAGCCTCTTGGTCAATTCTTCTCAGTTGCAATTGAAGTCCAGCATAGTCACTCTCCATCTGCTTCAATCCATTCTCCATGTCACTGATACCTTTGTTCCATCCCTCTTGCACCTGATTAACATCAAAAACATAGGTAGTCATTCCCTTTTTGAAATCTTCTGCAAGATTAGATGTCTCTCCCATGACTCTTCTCAACTGATCCACACCATCCAACAAGACAAGAATTGGAAAGCTTGTAATCTCAACAATTTTAGCCACCATCTCTGCATGCTTTCTGGCTGCTTCCATCTGAAGCTCACTATTCTTTCTTGTTGCTTCAAGACTTACTTTGGCATCTTGAATTGATGTCTGAAGCTTTGTCATTTTATACTGAAGTATCTCTCTTTCAGTTTTACCTTGTAATCTCAATGCATTCTCTTCAAGAACAGTATTGTCATAAGCTTTCTTTGAAGCCTCTGCTCTCATCTTTGCATTTTCAGCAGCTTGCTTATCCATTTGATTCAAGCCAGTGAGAGCTTTCTCTATTTGTGGAAAGTAACTGATGATCTTATCAAAGTTTTGACTTATCAATACAGCAGCTCCAGCGATGATTGAACCTATCAAAAAGATTGGATTTGTGAGCAAAGCCTTCCCTAAGCTCGCTATACCTTGAGCAAAGCCTTTGAGCTCAGTCATTAATGACTTAAAGTTCACCCTTCCAACAGCAGCACCAACTTGTGTCAAGCTCTTTCCTAATCCATCAAAGTCAAGATTGGCAAGTTGCCCTGTCATGATGCTGAAGGTATTGCCCATGCTCTCAAATGCTGGACCTGTATTCCCTTTGATTTGGTCAGCAGTATCAGCCATTTGATCCTTCATCTCACCTATCTGCTGAATCAACTTCTGTCTACGAGGATCATCCTCAGCCATATTCAAGAGCTCATTTGTAGCTTCCCTGATTTGTTGCTTCAGACTCTTTGTAGATTCTTCTGTTTGCTGAGTTGTAGTATCAAGCTTCTTCATTGCTGAATCAACTGTCTCAACCTCAGCAACAGCATCTCCTGAATCTATTTTAATCTTTATGATATCTTCCATGTTATAGAATTGAATAAGTGATAAGTGAAACGAGAGCAATAAGTCCTCCTATTATAGTGGAATTAATGAGCTTAATTTGCCATCTCTTCATCTTTGCCTGATATCTTCCAGATGCAATCTGAAATTCTTCACTCTTGCCTCTTGCTCCTTGTCTGATTAGAGTCATGGCTGATATGAATTCCTTTGTAGTATCCGTCATATGATTTGAGTCTTTTGATATTTTACTTGTGTGTATTGAATGGTCATGCTGACAAGAGCATAGAATCCACTATGCTTCAGATCAACGTATGGAGCAATCTGATTTGAGACAACTGGACAATACAAGTCAAAATTTCCTGTTGAGAATCCATTGCCATGTCTTGACTGCATGATCATCTTGCTTGCATATTGAGTTGTCTTGTCCTTGTAAAACATTCCACTCCACTCTCCAGCAAGTACATTGCCTGTGAATTCAGTTCCAGTGTAGTCATATTCCATAAGACTCACATAAGCTTTGACCATCCATACTGTCTCCGTTGGCATCACAATACGAAGAGGAGACTTCCCATCTACATACATCTGAATTGAATTGGATGCTGTTGGAATTGACTGCTGTCCCATGAGTTGAATGAAGCCATGTTGATTTCTTCCTGGCTGTACCTTCCCTTCATTTATATTTGTATCATACCATGTGCCTCCTCCAAAGTGCACCCCTCTCAGCTCTGCATGTGCATGCTTTCCCACTACAACAGAATCACTGTTGCCTTCACTCATGGTATTCTTCTGACCACTGATGAATGAGTTGTCATTCCGCTGCTTTACAACATGACCATCTCCATTGATGATGATTTTTGAATTTGCATCTTCAATCAAAGCATTGGAGCTATTGCCTAATCCTGTCAATGACTTAGACTCTCCCTGATATGATGTCAATTGTGCAAGTCCACTCTTGCTTGTTCCAATGTCAACAGGTCTGCTGTTGGTATTTGGAGTTGTTGCAAAACACTTGCCTTTTGCTCCATCCCATCTGTAGCCATAAAAAGTACAGCACTCTTCACTTCCATAACTTGTGGCAGAAGCTTCATCAATGAATGTGACTGCTCCTGTTGTCACATTGATTTCATATGGTCTGTATTGACATAGTGTTCCAAGATCAAGAATTCTGATGAGCTTCACCTTTGTTGCTTGTTGGTCTGCAACAATGTAATCACTGAGTTCAAGCACTCTCCAATAGCTGTCCTTTATCCAGATGATGTCATTGAATTTGATGCTGAATACATCAGTGAGAGAGAGCATGAAATAAGCTTCCATGATTCTCTGTTCGTCATCATAAATCTCTTGAATATAAGTCCTCCAATATCTGTCCCACAAAGTGTGAAGTGGCATGGCATCAATCAGGTGAAGTGGTATCTCTTGATTCCAATTCAAGTCATTTGTACCTACATCTGTTGGCAGAGTCGCATAGTGATGGAGCAGTGGTAAGTAAGTCAGAGCACTTGATGATGTGCTTTCATTGTAGACTTGCACTGAGCACCCTTCTGGATATGGTCTACGATATAAGACTCTCGCACCGGGAGGAGAATACTGACCACTCTCGTTGATGAATTTGGGAATGATGATTTCAGTATTTGAGATGTATGCTGGAGGAGTTGCTCCAAAAGTTATCTCAATTGTGAAATCTCCCACAGCAAAGTCATTCTCAGGATTGTTCAATCTGAGCTCACCATAGACTCTCTGTGCTCCATTCTTATACATGGTATTGCCAACATCTCCCTGTTCTTTATAGCTCCATTTCAACAATCTCTTTTGCATGTCTGTTGGAGGAGAAAGCACAATGTCTTTTGTCAAGTCAAGCTTCTGAGTCCAATCCAAAGAATTCCCACTACCAATGTATTCCACAAGAGGAATGATGAGCACTTGTTGTGGGATGTCTGGATCAGGAACAATCACAGCATTGTGCATCTTCAAGATGTCTTTCACAAAGTCAATCTGCTTCTGTTCAGGACAGTTGTATTCAAGTTCAATTGGCTGATTGAAGAGACTGCCTGTCACTTGGTCAATTGTCCAAAAACTGTCAAATGTGCCTTGAAAATTGTATTGAATAACATCAAATGTGCTTGATGATCCTGTGCTTGTTCTAAGCATGACAAGAGTCAGCACATCTCCTGTTAAAACATTGATTTCAAAACTACCATTCACATGATATTCATTGACAGGAATCCATCCACTTCCATCCTCATAGATGAATGTTGACATGTCATTGATGTTCTGGATTTCATGGTAAGTTGTGACTCCTCCACTGACCTTCTTGATTCTCAGTCTGTATGTCTCATTGAATTGTGTGTTGAATTCAAATCCCATCCATATCTTTCCTGTTACTACGAAATTTCCATTGGATGTGTAGGCATTTGTTGCAAAGCTGCCTGATGGATCAAAGGTATCTGTGAATCCTGTGATTTGAGCAGTGTAGTTCGTGAATGTGATTGTTGTTGGATCAGTCTGCACTTCTGCTTTGAATCTGGAAGCATCATTTGTGTATTGCCCTGTGACAAGTGGATTTGCTGACGTCATTGGATAGTACATGTCATCCAGATGATCTCTGATAGTATCTCCCTTCCATGTGAATCCAGCCTCGCTGAATATCTTATCCATGATCCAATCCATTCTCACAGCTGGTGTGAGTTCATTGGCATAGATAGGATTGATTGATGACAGCACTCTTCTGCCTGTTGCAGATGGAGCTTCTGTCCAATTCTGACCTTTGTCTGTTAAGGTATAGAGTAAGTTCCCACCGAAAAGAACAGAGTCATTGATATCAACTATGTTATCATAAGTTGTTGTATGGTCAAAGTAGCTCCAATCCAATTCACTCACCATCTTGTCTCCAATGCTTCGTGCAGCATCCACTATCTCCCCAAAGAATGCAATCTCATACTCTGCTATCTTGCCATTCTGAGTCACTGCTCTTTTGAATTGCACATGACCTTCAGCAATTGGCAAAGTATCCACAGTGAGAAGAGCTGTAATCTTCCTCTTTAAGTCAATGCCTCCACTTATATATCCAACCTGATGCTGAGCTCCAAAGAATTCAGCATTTGTTGGAGTAGATGGTATTCTGAATTCTCTTGAGAATGCACCTCTTGGAACAAAGTCAGAGATGGATGCAAATGAGTTAGAATAACTGATTGACTCATTCTCATACAAGTCAATGGCTTTGGTATTTCCTGTGCTGTCTGTAAGGTAAAGAATTACATTTGTCATGCTCTCCAGTCGTTTGAATGTTTAAGTGTGAATTGAATTGTCATGTTTTGCTTCATGTAGCTCTTTGGCTTTTGAACAGTGTATGAGCTGTCTTCAATCACAACAGGATATGCACTGCCATCTGTATTGATGATGTAAACAGATTCTGAATATGCAAGATTCTTCAAGAATTCAAACTGAGCTTCACTCAAATAATCAGTTCTGACAGTTGTCAGCTTTTCAACAAATGGAGTTCTTTCAGTGAGTCCTCTGTCATAGCTTTGATATCCGAACAATACAGATGATCCATCAGCTTCAGCATAGTTGCCTTGAAGCTTCCTGAATCTCTTTCTGCTTATTGAGTAGTTTTCCTCACTCCTCTTAGTAAAATTCCAGAAGTCCCATCCTCCTCTTGAATTTGTCCATCCTAATCTCACCACTTCAAATCTGCATTCTGGCTCTTGTTGGAAGAATGCCAATGCTCTTGCCTTGCTCACTCCTCCTGATCTGAATGAACACAAGTAGTGATGCCAATTTGCAGCAAGACCAAAAGTGCTGTTGATATTTGCTGGATACAAAGGAGCATGTGTCAATGTTCCTTCTGTTGCTAATATGTTGAATGTATCTGTCTGAATTGGAGCACCAGCTGAATTGAATTGTACTATCTGAATTTCATCAATCAAGTTGCCCGTCAATCTTGCTCCGTCATCAGTTGGAACAGTGACCACTCCAAAGTCTGTCTCATAAGCAAGCACTCCCACTGTTGTGCTGCCTAATGAATACTGACTAATCAAATGAGATAGATTGAAAGTATCTTGAGTCAAGTCAGTCATGACATCTTTCACATTTGATGTCAAAGAATAGAATTGAGCTGGATCAGGACCATATCCATAGAAGCTCTGAAAAGCACCATTGAAAACACTCATTTGTTGTCCAACTGAGCCCACTCCATTTGGATCTTTGGTGAATACTCCAAGCACATTCCATCCTTCAAATATCTTTACCCTCACATTGTGAATGTTGTGATCATTGCTGTAAAGCTCACAACTTGTTGTTGTGAATACGTTTGGCATTCCTCCTGTATCAGTTAAGTCAAGAGTCATCCAATCTTTGATGACAGGATAGATATCAAAAACAAGCACTCCAGCTGGATTTGGCTGAATGTAGAATGTCTGTGCATTCACTCCATCATCAACCTCAATTACAAATCTGAATCCCGGCTGTCCCACCTCAGTTGATGAAGTAACAAAGACAAGATTCTGTTTGATTGGTGTGTATAGATATGGCTGTTGTAACAATGTCAAGCTCATGGCTTCATAGTTTTTAAAGTTCGTGATTGGTTAAGAATATGTATGTTGATGCCTTCATTCATTGCATCAAGTATCTGTGGCATGAAATCAGGAAGAGTCTCTTTGTATGCATCCTGAAAATACTCAAGTGGAGCAATACCTTTCTTCTCAATTGATTTGGCAATAGCATAAGCCACTGACTTTCTCTTTGATGGAGTCTCCTTTGCAAATTTGCTTCCTGTCGCTGTCTTCTCTCTGAGTCTTATCTTCTTCATGTCCATCCATTTCAGAATGGCTTCTGCTGGTGGCTTGCGAGCTGGAGTCATCCACTTGCTCTCTCCCTTTGGAGAGCTCTCCTTTCCATGTGCTCCGAATTCAATTGTGCGAGCATAGATCAAATCACTTCCAAAAGTCAGAGCTCCAGTGTTGACATCTAAGTCAAATTTAAGTGATGCCTGAAGAGCTCCACTTGTAGATGCTTTTCTCTTCCTTCCGAATTTAGTCTGACTGATTCTCACATTGCTGCGAGCTTGCCTCACCACTTCCTCTCCAAAGTCAAGCATCACTTCAAGCAATCTGCCATTCTCAAATAGTTCAGCAAGAATGCTCATTTGAATGCCTCCTCGAATTGTTCAATTGTTTCTACCTCCACCTCATTGACAATACATGGAAGAGTCACTGCATAGATTCCCTCATTTAAGTTCAGATGAATGCACTGCTCATCTATGACCTCATGACCATTGTATAAGTATTCATCATTCCTATAAGTCACTGTATTTTTATTTTTTAGGAGTTGTTCAATCATGGCTTATTGATTTGCATGTGTATGAATGAGCTTCTGGAAGAGTCTGCTGTTGATCCATTCTGAACAGCCACAACAAGATATTGATTGACTGTCCAATCGATATTCGATGTACTTACTGCTGTAGTTACAGCAGAGTTGTCATCAGCATTGACATTCAAGTTGCCAGCCATGCTCTCAGTATTTGTAGCTGATTTCACAGCAAGAGTTCTGGCATATTGGAAATAAAGTGATGTTGCTGCCGCTGCTGCTGATGTTCCAATCAATGAGCCACCAATTGCATCAGCTGTGTTTATATACATTCTCGTTGTTAGAGTTCCAGCTGTTCCTGTTTTTCTGATTCTTGTTTTGATATACAACAAGTCTCCTGTTGTGACTGTATTTGCTGGAATGAGAATGCTCCCTGTCTTTGTGCTTGATATTGTTCCTGTCACAGCAGTTCCATCAGTAAGACTCTGAATGTTTTGAATTGGAAGAGTCTGCCATGACTTATCTCCTCTCCAATATTGAAGAGTAGTCCCTGATGCTATTGTTGGCTCAACAGCGACATTGCCACTACCAACAAGAGAAGTGCTGTTCACTGTTTTGATATTTGTGCCACTGACAAGAGTTGCTTGTTTTCCAGCGAGATCAGTCTTCAATGTGTCAAGTGCATCATCTACATTTGTTCCTGTCACAGTGCTGTCGTTAGTCACTTGACTTGCATGAAGCTTTTGATGTTGCCACTTTGCTGGTGATCCACCATATACCCATACCTCATCTGTGGAAGGTGTGCCACTTTGCAAATCTACTCCATGCACTCTGTGCACAGTTGGATTCGGATATGTTCCTGTCAAATCACCTCCAGCAGCACCTGATGGAGCTAATGATGTTGGGATTGTTTGCAGTGCTCCTGTTCCATCTATCAATTGTAGATTTGTTCCAGCTCCACTGATTGCAATTGTTCCACTTGTTGTGATTGGTGATCCAGTTACTGACAATGCAGATGGCACAGTCACAGCAACTGAAGTCACTGTTCCAGTACCTCCACCACCTTGATTGATTAAGTCATTATAATCTGCTCCTGTTGATGTTGTTGGCATAGCTTTTAATTTGGTATTACTGGAACATCACAAGCACTCCAATTCCAATCAACCGCAAGATTGATGTCAGCAGTGACTCCTGTCAATGTGTGTTTGTATTCCTCCATGAAGATTTCTGC